TCATCTAATATTCTTGGATAAGATTCAGCAGCAGACTTTTCTGTAATCTTGATGCCACTTCCATCTGTACTATAAGTTTTTGATGCTGGTGTTCTTGGTGAACTTTGTAGTTCGGAAGAAACTCTTGCATCATTAAACCCTTTTTGTGCATTAGCGGCCGCAAGGGGAATGCCTGGTAAGACACCCAACATTACAGGCTGTTGTGCATTTTCACCATCAAAGAAAAAACCAAATACCATATCACCCTCACGGGGTGGGTACGTGTCTCTAGCGTTCACTGGTAAAGATGATTGCGCCCAAGGTAGATTATCTGTTGGCAATAAAGATTTATTATCTGTATGCCAGCCAGCACAACGAACTCTACAACGACCAAGTTTTAATGGGTCGTTGATTTTTTCAACAACACCAACCCACCACACAAAACCATTTTTACCAGCAAAGTCTTTATTTTCAGTAGCTTCCATAATTTTCTGCCGCCTTGTTTTGTTCTGATGTGCCTTGTGGTACAAAATCAGTTTCGTTTGAAGTTGTTGCAAGTTCTAAAATTGTTTCATGCATATCATATTTGATGACATGTCTTGCAGCAATAATTAAATATTTTCCACTCAGTGAACGATCTTCATTCTCAGAACCAGATTCTTTTTTTGAAAAATCTGGCACACGAATGTTTAAATTAAAACCTGAAGTCAACTGAAAATTGCCAGGCATAACAAGTTTAATTCGTTTGTTCATCAAATTAGCAAATATTGCTCTTCGTGCAAAAACAAAATCTTCTGGTGTTTCAACTTTTGAAATTGAAGTCGGATCATATTTTTTAACGTAAGCACTGTTTTTTATATTCGCACCGAAAATGTTCAATACCTTTTTAGAATCGTAAGCCTCAGTCGCTTTTTCACCGCCACGATTTCTGGACTGTGAAAAATTGGCGGTATCATTGCCATGATCCATGGCATTGTAGTGATCTTCAAAACCAATACGCTTACTTTGTATTGTTCTAGTAATCGGGTCAAAACCAATGAATGTACCAGCAGCCACACCCTCTCGGGTAGTTTTAATTTTATCAGATTGATTCACAACCTCAAAGTGTCTTGGACTCAACAATTCTTGATTTGACTTAACTCCTTCCAAATTTTTGGCCGGAAATTTAATTTTAAATAATTCATCGGATGTGAGAAGATAAGAAAGTGACGCAAAATTAAAACCCAAATTATTCTCAAAGAAAACATAATTTGGTGATCTTCTTTGATCAACGGCTCTTTTGGCACACCATTCTAACGCTTCAAGGGGTTTCAAATTTGGTATAACCAAATCACGAACACCTGTTGTGTCTTGAAAAACTCCGTTCAGTTTTTGCTCAGGAGTCTTTAAGTAATTAACTAATATTTTCTTAACAACATCGCTATAGGTTGTTTTGTAAGACTGATTTATTTTTTGTTGTTCCGAAAAAATAAATTCATCAGAAACAAACTCTAGAGTGTAAGCCTCTGCGTTTTGTTGTAGTGCTGCTCGGTTTGTTTGACGATATATTCTAAATGCTTTTTTTAACCTAAAGGAGTCTGAGTCTGAATCTTTACCAATATTTACCAAAAGAACTTCTGAGCCATCAAACAATAATTTGGAAGAAAGACCAATCGAATCGATGATTACGACGGCACCCGTCATCACCGGTGACAATAGAGAATCAAAGATATTAAGTTCTTGAAAGAGTTTAGATATATCTAACTTGCCAGTTTTAGTTACAATGGCAAGTTCGTTGAGACTAAACTTTGACGGTGTTTCTGGTATATCGACAGTTGACATTGTTATTCTTTAGAATTAATCACTCGTTTAAACTCATCAAGTAAACCAGATTGAGAAACAATTTCTGATCTCAACAATTTAATTCTTCTCTTCGATTCATTTAAATTTGTTTCATAAGTATAATACGTTTCGGTTTCTTTGCTAACCGTTTCTGTTATTTTTGTGCCATTTTGAAGAGTTATTGTTGAAGTAGATATAACTACGTTAGCATAAGAATTTGCGTCTAATTCTACTTTTTCTTCTATTGTGTTTCGTGTGGCATTGTTTGTAACTCTCTTAACCACTTTATAATAAGACTTTACGTTTGTTTGTGCCCAAGCAATTCCAGTTTGTGGTGTCACATTAGCAGAACCATTCGACGAATACTTTTCATTGATGTATTTTATAATTGTTCTTTGGTCAAGCGGCCAGTCATATTGTGGGTCAATAATATCATTGAACAACAAAACTATCCAATGTCTCTCGGGTGAACCATAATATTTGTTTGCAATCGTTTCGGGTGTATCACCATCTTGAATATCATATGGATAGTAAACATTTGAATTTTCTTTTAATTCATTTTCAAAACCAAATCGTGCAATAACGTTTGTTATTAAATCGGCAGTTGATGACTTATCTGATAACGAATATAAAGTCTTTGGAAAGAAATTAAAATACTTGGCCATGAATTATCTTCCAGTAAATCTATTATAAGTTTCTTGTATTTTAGAACCAACAGATTCGGTCGTTTTATAACCACCAGTACCTCGAATCATACTTGCTTTGGTAAGAATGACTGTTTCTTTAAATTCGAGTGTTAGTTGAATTGCAGTTGGCATACCTGTGCGACCTAAACGAGGATCATTTTCACCAAACATTTCATATGCCGACCAACCATTAGGTGCGTAGTTGACTGAAATGTTTGTGAGAACACAACGACCTATACCTGGTAAGTTTGGGTTAGGACGACCGCCATAATAAAACCCAAGTTCAAATTCTGAAGGTGGTATCAAAAGAAGACCAGCCGAACCACCGTCTATTTCTGGTGCTTGATGAAATCTTAAACGTTCTAAAATATTTTGGACTTCTAATGCTTCTTTTTCATCACGTGGATAAAACATAAATTCAAAAGTAAACTGTCTAAAAGATGGTGACGAATAAAGCAGTTCGAGCATTGGGTTGTTTACACCACCAAGTGCCAAAAAAGCGGCTGATCTAGCCGAGCCTTGACCAATTGCAGAACCGGCAGCCTCAAATCCTTTTTGAATTGCGGCCGTAGCTGCTGGACCTTTAAGACCCTTTTCAGCGGCAGACTTAGGATCTAAACCATTTTTCAAATCTTCTAAAATAGATTTACCTGCAACCGCTATTTTACCACCCAGTTCATCTCCTAATGCCGCTTCGGAATATGATTGTGCAAAAGTATACTGTAAAGTATCTGGCATATACAAAACAATCGTTTCATTTGTTTGTTCGGTTGTTTTGATTAGTGACTGATTTTCAATATTTCTTACATTGTCAATATAAGTATTTTGATCAACATCTACCGCTGCTCTTTGTTTTGCTGGTACACCAAAACTAGTAGAAATATTTTTACCAAACAAAGTTTTACCGCTAGTTAATTTGTTTATGGCATTATCAATTGCACCATTAATTTTTGAGGCAAAAGATGTATTTTGTTGTCCTGGAATTGATGTTTGAAAGTCACCAATTTTGTTGATATTGTTTTGCTGAACACCCTGATACTGAGAATTTTTTTGCTTGAAAACATTGATAACCATATAATGGGCTTTATCATAATTACCAATGTCTATAGGATATCTGAATGTGTTGCTCGTATCACCTTTATACAGGGCGGCTAGAGGTCCTCTGCGATTGTCTTCTTTTGCTATGGTGATATCTGATAGACCGAAAAATGCCATGGGAATCCTTGTTTTGTTTAACTAGATAGTATTTATGTCAAACAAAGGAAGATTTAGACCGAAAAACCCTCAAAAGTACAAGGGTGATGCGAACAACATCATCTACAGGTCTACGTGGGAGATAAAGGTGATGAATTATTTAGATGAGAATCCAAACGTCATTTGGTGGGGTTCGGAAGAACTTCCTATACCTTATCTCAGCCCAGTTGACAGAAAAAAACATCGTTATTTTCCAGACTTTATTGCCAAAATGCGTAAAGCAGACGGTACCGTAATGACCTATGTCATAGAAGTTAAGCCCGAAAAACAAACTCAGCCACCTACACAGAAACGCAAGACCAAAACGTTTCTACAAGAAGCGATTACTTATGAAGTCAACAAAGCAAAGTGGCATGCCGCTACTGAATTTTGCAAAGACCACGGCTGGCAATTTCTAATTTTGACTGAAAAGCACCTTGGTATAAGATAAATATTCGATGGCGAAACGACTTATCGATAGAATCAAGGAATCCCTTGCAAAATCAGGATATGCACCACGGTCACGTGAAGCACGTACCTGGTTGAAATCCAAAGTTCCATCACTCAGACCCACCAAAGGTGAGTTAATGCGTGATCGTGAGCGATTTAAAAATCAGTCTATCATCGGTCGTATGTACTTTTACTATTATGATCCAAAGACGAAAGATTCGTTGCCATATTACGATAG